GCTGAAGATAAAATTGTTGTCTGTGGTAAAACGATGTGAATTTCATTTTCATAATTTGTAATAACAGATCCAAAGATTTTACTATTTTCCCAATCAATAACAATTGTTCCGTTACTCATTTCTTCACTGCCGCCAGCTCCGTCCCAATTCCATCGTGCTCTAATAATCGTTTTTTCTACATTGGAAGCAAACGTCATTGGAAGAATGTCTGACCAGTCTAATGATGATGGAGCAGATGTACTATCACTGTCATATATTCCTGCATCCTGAAACTTGGTCTCTGGTGACAGAATACTAGTAGAAGTAACACAACCCGCGATCTCATCAGCTGATTGATTTCCAGTTGTAGATCGATCAACATTCGCAGAAATTATTCTATATGTTTTAGAGAGCTTAATGCTATCAACGTATGCTTTAATACTTTGTTGTGTAGCCAATGCAGTCGCACTATTACTTGAAAAGGTATCTTCATCAAGAATAGAAACCTCACTCACATCTGCAGAAGAACCAGATATATTTCCTAATACCTTTAAATTTGCTATTTGTTCAAGCTTTCCTAGAACAACAGCATTATCATCGATATCACCAGAATCGACTTCTGCTTGAAGAGCTGTAATTTTCTGAATAATACCATTGGTCTTTTTACGCCAATCGTTTAAATTATCACTAAGCTCTACACCACCAGCTGGTGAATCAAAGGTATCGAAATTTGTTGAGTCCATTGCCATAATTACTATTTATCTAATATTAATTTGTTAACTAATTGTTTCAGCTCTTCTATTTCAGACATTAATGATTTAATTTCTTTACTTTGGGATTGCTGATTTTTAATATTTTTCTTTGCCACCATTCTTGCATTATAACCTGCTCGGTCTTTGTTAATAATTATACCGGGAGATTTTCTAACATATTTTTTATCCATTATAACGATGCAATAATTCTAAGGTTTTTAATTTCAGGAACAAATGCTCGGTTTGAAGACTTAAACAAAATCTTAATAGCAACTTGATCAAATTCTTCATCTACTGAACCTTCGTAATGTACTTCACCAAATTGATAGTTTGAACTTATTGGAACTTCGCTGTTTGTTTCAATCTTAGTCCATGGAATAGCATTGAAAGAATTATCAGAAGTTCTATTACCAAATCTAGCATAAACTTCAATCGATGTAGATTCGTTTGGTCGGACAGCGTCAAAGTAAACATCAACCTGATCAGATGCAGTTTCAAGTTTTACACTTTTTGTAATATATCTTGCAGCGCATTGGCCATCGTCTTCTGTCGTTTCAAACTCACTTGAATCATTAACAATGTTATCAAATGTGACAAGTGAAATACGATCTAAATCAACTATAGGAGAAATCCTAGAATCTGTTGTCGATAGTTCAGCCTGAAGTTTTAACTGGTCTGCACCAGAACCATTATGAGCACTAGTAGAATCATGCGTAACACGCTTACCTGTATAAATTAATTCTCCAGGAAATACTGTGTATGCATCAGTTGCACTATCGTTCAACGTGTAATCAACGTTTGATTCTGGAAGAAGCATATCTTGAATAATGGGAAGATATGCAGAGGCTTTCCAAACATCTTTTTCAGCAGTTGCAGTAGCTGTTGAAACTGGAAGAAGGGTTTGTGCTGATCCACCATAGCCTCCGGTTGTGAAAGTAATCTTAGTTCCATTCAGTGCTGTACTTAGCTCAATTATTCTACTATGTGAAACTTCAATACCATTGGAATCAACAGTTTTCGCGAAGTATGTTGTATTATTCGTCAAACCAGTAATGGTATTTCCTCCATTGTTTTTATATGTAAACTGTTGGCCATTAGCTGCTTCAAGCACATGACTTGGTAAGATAATACGGTCATCTCCCGTATTGACATATCCTCCCGCGGATGGTGTGGTTGTTGCAGGAATACTAATTTCACTAGGAGCGGCAATAGCAACATCAGGAACCCCTGTATAACCAACACCGTTTGTTATAACTTCGATATAGTCAATAACACCTCCTTTTTTAACAAAGGCTTTAGCAGTTGCTTGTGTTGAAGCGCCGCCGCTTGTTACTCCTCCAATAGTTATTGCAGGAGGACCAGCAATATATCCAGAACCTCCATTAGTAACATTAATATATGTAACTTGTCCTCTTTGTGGTGAAAGACCAGTAAATAATCCTGTCTGAGAAGTTGTCTTAAAATCAGCACGATTTAATGTAAACTTAAGATCTTTATTTTGGTCAGGTGTCCATGTTGAAGCATTCTGACTCTTAAGAAGAACACCCATATTAACGTTCTTATTAATAGTTTCAGCGTTTGTTCCAACATCTGTACCACCGACTTCAGCGTGCCATACACGATACCTTGCACTATTCGAAAGAAGAACAATCGCATATTCAACACCAGGTTGTAAGTAAATTGGTGTATCGAACATGAACTTTGTTTCGACCGCAGCAGTAGCATTTGCAGTAACACCTGAAGGCCAGATGTCAGCAGGAAGTTTAGTTACCTTTGAAAATGGAATTGTCTTTTGCGTAGGAATTCCGTTCTCAACAGAGACAATACTCAGTTCAACAGGGAGATTTGGGTCTTTCGCTTGGAAGAAAATATCAACTGAAGAAAGGAAAATACCTGTTGGCTCATTTCCAATCATAAACGTTTGTGCGATAGGATCTCTGCGGACAACACGTTCACTCACTAAAACGTTCCTACTCTCCTGAGCTCGTGTTCTTTCTAAGACAAGCTGCCGGGTTGAAAGAATTGTTTGTTGACGAGTTTCTAACAATCCTTTTGCATGGTAAGTACTTTCTGCAGCGGAAAGTTCTAGTACTCTGTTATTGTTTGCATTATCGGTGAGTCTAACTTGACGTGAACCTGTACGGAACCTAAGAGTGTCGTTATTAGGAATAACAAACCAACCTTCAGCTTCACCAGCACCATCTGTTACAATACTTCCGTCTGCTCCACTAATAGTAGTCTGTCCATCAAAACGTTCAACATCAGTACCGCCAGTACTTGCAACGTTTCCACCAAATGATTGGAATGTAGATCCAACAGTTCCATCAACTGCATAAGATGTAATGTTAACATCATCAAAATAAAGATAGAAAGTAGTATTCGGCTTAAGCATACTTGCTTTAAAGTATACTTTACGTGAGCGAATAAATGGAACAAAGGTGACATTTAATACTTTGTCATCTATTACTTCTCTTTGGAAGTTTTCCACAAGAGATGTTTGAATACCTTCGCGAAGCTCTCTACGGAATGTTCTACGTAGAGCGCGTGTTCTTGAAATACGCTCATCTTCACTAAATGTATTGCTTAAGCCTCTGCGGCCTGGGGCCCATTGGCTTTCCCATTCGTTCCATTCAGTACCTAATATATTTGGATTATTGGCAATCTCTTGAAGAAGAGCGCTATTATCACCATCAATATTAGTAATAATTTCAGGAGCATTATTAACATCTTTCCATTCATCACTAGATGGTGAAAGTTCAAGGTTACCGCTCCATGTTGCAACATCGTATGGGTTAACACTAATATGATTCGATGCAAATGGTTGATCAACCAATACCTTTTCAATAAAGTCAAGTGTGAGAGAGTTTTTGCGTTTTCCGGAATAAGCTGTAGTTGATGAAATACTTTCTCCGTTCCAAGAAGTAACACTGAGACCATTTGCACCCATTCCGCTAATATAACTCCAACGAGCATTATCAGAAAGATACATTGGACGGGCTGTAAAGTTATCGCGGTCAATTGCAGCACGATAACCAGCACTATTAGTATCTCCAACGCCGTGGCCTCTGAATGAATCAGTTATAATACCACCTTTAAATCTTGGGAGGCCGTCACCGTCATTAATCTGCGTTTCAGCAGCTTCAGATTCTAATTGCGATAATGCTGTATAATATTCAAGATTTTGAATACGCTGTTCAAGATCTCCAATATCGCTCATCGTATATCTACGATTATTGAGTGCTTCAATATTTAAATCGTTAAGCGAATACAAATATCCCGGCTTATCGATCTTATAAAGTGTTAAAGAATCGGAAGGCGTTTGAGGATAAACTGGATTTTCAGACGCACTACCTTTTACATATTTAAGTTCACCTAATTGAGATAACGCAATAATATCACGGCGAGGTTTATAATATGTGAAATCGATGTCAGAAACTGAATTTGGTTTGGTCTCTCCACCTTCAACTGAAATCTCAATTGATTGTCTAAAGTCTAAACAATTTGATAGTTTGAGATTTTCATAACGTGGAATGTCTTCCAAATCAACAAGTGTCGTACCATCAGTTGTATAAGAATTAGCTGCAAACACCCCAGAAGTTGTATGGGCATAATGATCAAAACTAACAACCAAATCTGCAGATTTTAAACTTGATGATCCTTTGTAAATAACTTGAGAATATCCATAGTGAGTATCACTCTGGCCTGTAATCAATTCAAAATCTGAAATAGGTAATGAAACACTATTATGTGTTACACCTGTTATATTATAAACATCAATTTTATCTAAAGTGATAATATCACCATGGCCTAATGTTCTTGCTTCTGTGTATGTTGTAGATGTTTGCGTTTTAATACCGAGTGTAGTAGGTACTTCAACAGGAGCAAGCACAACAACTTTATTAACATTTGCAGCTGTCGGTTCATCCCCATCTGCACGCCGAAGTTTAATTGTAGCAACCTTTCCAGCAATTGAAACATCTTTTGCAAATGTTTCTCCATCTGCACTATCAGTTCCGGCGTTATTCTGAATAATTACGTAATCTTCTGGATCTGTACTTGTAAAATTATCATTTCCTGCAGCAGTAATAGTAATAGTTCCAGCAGTCGTCGATGTAGCATCTGAATAACGCTTTTGAACGATACGCTTTGCATTAGAAACATCAACAGTTTTTATATCATATCCTCCAAGTGGATATACCATGCGAGAAGCGTTTTCTGTTATTTCTTTAAGTTCAAAGCCACTACTATTATGTAAAACTGTATTAGAGGTAGCGGCCGTAGCAGATGCATCTAATGCAAGGGCTTTTGCATTGTTAATCTTTTTACCAGCTTCTAACTTTATATCAAAAATATAAAGTTTTTTAGTAGCTTGAGTTTCATTTGGTGTTGAATTACCAGAAATATTATCGATACCTGTATTTTCAATTGCATGAATTCGGCAAGTTCCGATTAAGGTTGAAGAATTATAATCAGCAAAAAGTTTATACTCCTCATCTGGCGCAAAAAGAAAACTATCGACAGCTGCGATTTCTAAATCAGTATCTGAATCAGTAAAGGATCCTTCAATGAATTGCCCACGATTGACTGAAAGTTTATAATTAGATTTAGTTCCTTCATCGGAAGATTCTCTTCCTTTATCGCAAACAACATCTTGCTTATCTTCAAGCTCTACGCGATATCCTTGAACGTATGCAACTCCGGGTTCAACACCTACAATATACCTTTTCTTACCTTCAGTTTCAGCAGTTGCAGTATCAGTAACACCTGAAATAAGAGGAGTTCCGGGAGAGTTAAAAATTTCATCGTCAGTATATTTACCACGATTACCGGATTCATCGTTGAAGTATTCACGAACTTCGTTTTTAAATGGGTTGACAACGTATGAACCGCTTTCTTCTTGTGTTCTTTCTGCAAGTGCTTTACCAAGCTCACTATATTCAGTGCGGGCAGGATTGACAACTTTATCTTCCTTAACATCTAGAAGTTTAATTCTTTTTTGATTAGATGCTACGTTAGTATCATCTGAAGGAATAAACTTAAGATCTAAAGATATCTTATAACGATCTGCACCAGGCGCATTAACATTTGGCTCGCCATTTGCGTTATCATTAAGTGAAGAATCTGAGGAACTTGTTACAATGCTTTCTACAACATCAAAAATAGCAGATCCTGTTAATTTTGTTGTCGAAGTTGCTTTTTCATAAAATGCTGTTGCCGCATCAGTATGAACAAAATGCCCTTTAATAAAGAATACACCTTCATCCTGAAAAATACCGCCAACGTAAGCAAGTTCATCAACATCAGTTTCATATGATCCTAATTGAGCTCCAGCTGAAATTGTAGATCCTGCAATTGTTACACTATCTTCACCAGCTGAAAGAACGAAAGTATCTTCATCTGCAATACTATCAAAACTGTCTCCGCCAATAATCTTAACATAAAAACGATAACCGGTAATTGGATCTCCTACAGATTCTACTTTTAGAATCTTAGCTCTCCAGTTACTTCCATTATTGATTTCTTTACCAGCTAATGCAGAAAGTTCTGCTGAAGTTACTGACTCTGAACCAAGATCAACACCAATACTTCTAATACTTGAATCATATGTCGTATAACCTCCTAAAACACGGTCACCTTCTTTAAACACATGACGGCCAAACTTATCAATCTGATCTTGAATATTAGATTGAAGCTGATTAAGTTCTCTTACTTGAACGCTCCTACCTGGACGAAATAAGATACGCAAATACTTATCGTCTTGATCGAAATCATCAAAATACGGAGCGTCAGAATATGTGGTGATTGCCATAAAGTTTATTTATTATAATTGAATGATGATCTTCACCTCTTCAGTTTGTGAAGAACCTCGAGAAAATGGTGTTCTATTTTCGTGGAAAATAACTTCTCCGTTCGTTATACTACCAGATGGTGGAGAATCATATGCATTGTACTCAGGTCTATTATAACCTGTGGAATCAGTAGTACCAATAGCATTAGATGCTTCAGTGACTGCAGTCGAAGCAGGAGGATTTATAAAGTTTACATCAGCATTAGAATTTTGATGATAGTAAAGTTTATTAGAAGAGGAATCATAATAATCAAAATAAAATTTTGATGACCCACATGTAAGAACATCACCTTGAGAAAGATTATTAATGTTTGATGTATTTGGTGATGTTAGAACAACATACTTAAGAGCATCTAAAACACCAAGAGTAGTATCTCCGCTATCGGCTTCTCGGTCGAAGTTCTTCAAAAGAGATACTTGTCTAAAATCAACAATTGCAGAATCATTATCGCTTTCTGAATTTTCAAAATTAACATTTATACCAACAAACCAAGTTGGAAGAATGTTAATTGCATTAGCGGCAAAACCATCGACAGGAGCAACTGTTGTGTAAGCTTTTGCTCCACTTCCTCCACCACCACTAAATGAAACTGTCACATATTTAATACGCTCATTTACAGTTGATGTTAAATAATCACTAGCATCAGTTGACCAATAACTCTCTGATCCAAGAGTATCCGGATTTTCACCAGCATTTTCAAGGTCGATACGTGTAACAACGCCTCCTTCTACAATAGCTCTAGCTATAACATTAAACGCTGTAACTGCTTGAGTTCCGTCATATTTAACTGCTATTAATGATACTGACGGAGCAGAAGTATATCCGCTTCCACCATCAACGATACCAATATGGCTAATAAGCCCTCCAGTTCTTTGTTTCTCAGAATCAGACACTGTGGGTGAACCATTAATAGGAACAAATTGATTAGTTGTAAGAGGATCATTTGAATCGATGTCAGCAACATGAGCCCAGACATACCCTTGAGCATCACCACTAGAACTAATTCCGTAATTATTAGCAGCAGATGGAGCTGTGGTTGAAGCAGCGACTGAAGTAAAATCTGCAGAAGTTGCAGTATTAGAAAGACAAAGATAAACTTTATTGTTATACGTTACTGCACAAGGATAAAACTCTCCTGTAGTATAAAACATATCATCATCAGCTTCATCGTAAACTTTATATTTTCTGCCAGAAGTCCAAGGGTTTTTTGCGATAAGTTGTTTAACTCCATTTTGTGGAACATCTTTTAATGTTGAAAGGTTAGAAATCACATCATGGTCTTCTTGGATAGTTCCCTGTGGAGTTGGAACAACAAATCCGCTATCTCCTTCACTAGCACCTCCACTATTATCTTCCCACGGATCAGACTTACCTAAACCAATGGAATAACGATTGTTACCTCTAAATGGCCAGGTACTCTCATTTGAGTTTCCAGCTGGTGAATCAAAATTAGAATCAGCTGATGCTTTAATATCGTTTACTAAAAGTTTCGCTTGATTTCTTCGAAAATCGTCTGTAATAATTGCAGGCATAATTGTTTTTCTTTAAAGTTATTTATAATGTTTTTTAACAGTAATTTTTAATTAGTCAATAATAGTAGCAGGTTGAGGAGCTTCTTCAGCTTCAAGTCTATTTGCTTCGTATTCTTGTTGATATTCATTGATGAGCACTGAAAGAGGTTCCTGAAGAATATTCAAATTAGAAAGTTCTGCTGGATCATCCCAAAAACCTCGTTCATAATATTGTTCAGCGTTAATCTGGTTTGACCAATTTGTCGTCACAGATTGCAACTTCGTTTTAATATTAATTACGCGATCTAATGTCGATTCATTAGGTTCGCTCGGAGTATCATAATAATTTTCAGCAACTGAAATGATAAGCTCATTAATATATGTCGATAACCAACCAGGCTGGTATTTTGGTGTGTGTGATCCTTCATATGAATCGATCCCACGAAGTCTAGGAGGTCTTAAAGATGCAAACCACGCTTCGCTATCGTCAGGTGTTTGCTCATATGTTTCAAGTCGATCCCATCGACTTCGCGAAATTGATGTTATACTTACTAATGCAAAAAACTTCATTCCTGCAGGATGAACTAATCGGGAGAATGAGTTTTCCCACTTTGAAGCTTCAACAGTAGTTCTAATTTGATAACTGAAATCTTGCCAAAAATCTGAATCTTGTATTTTATCACTACCTGAAAGAAACCCCGAAGACTTTGTGTAATCAGAAGACTCTTCGCTATAAGTTCCTGCTGAAAGTTTTAATAGATTATCACCAGGGTAGTATACATCAATTAATGAATTAAACATTATTTGAAAGAATACACTAACACTTTCTGGTGTACCTTTTATTCGATAATAATGAATAATTCTTTTATATAATATATTTCTATCAATAACATTTGAATTAGGAACAATTTTAGCAATTTCACCTTGAATAGCATCTAAGTATTTTTCAGATGTTACATCAATATCATTCTCATCAATGACATGATTAATCTCATACGATGCATAACCTTCGCGATTTAAATAACCATAATATTCCTCCATGAAGGAAATAAGATTAGCTGCAGAATCACGAAGATATTGCGGAACTAATTCTCTTACCTTTTCTCTTTCGTGATTAGGAGGTCTATAATTGGCTATTGACGTATGCATTATTTCTCACGAGGTGTTGTTACATAATTGCTTGCTCCTGCAGACCCGCGGGTTGCGACTGTATCAATTGTTGAAGTGATTTTAGTGTTAATTAAATCGATTTCAATAATTTGATTTCTTTTCGGAGCAATATCATTTGAGTCTGGTCGTGCAAACACTGAGATAGTAGTATTAGAACTAATGTCGAAATCGTAAATTTCAATAATACCTGTTGAGGTATTGACAGTTCCTACATTTCTCTCATTGACAATTTCAACACCATTGCTACTCAGTGTGTATCGATAGATATTTCTAATATTGGCTGTTGACGATTCTTCATCCTTTAAGTAGTATGTGATACCGTCATAAACAAAACCGCTTGTTGAGATAAGAGATTCTGTTGGATCAGCGGGTGTTTCAAGTGGGAAATTAAATTCCAACTTATATGTCGTAGTATTATTCGTTGTTGCGGTAAATTTCTTAAGACAATAGACACGAGCATATGTACTAATAATCGCAGGATCTAGATCTGTTATATATTCTAAAAATTGTGAATAACGGAACACACCATCAAAAGTTTCAAGATAATCATCGCTAAAGCTTGATACGCCGCTTTCTACTAAAGATGAAATGCCACCGGAAGCTCTATTTGTAAGAGCAGAATTGTAATTGACAAATACTTCAAAATACAAATACGTAAATTCAGGATCTATAATTTTTGGTCTGACTGTAAGAATACCTTTTGCATCTAAGATAGGAAGCAGTTTATCTTTTTCTTCTTGTGTTAGAGTATTTGCATTGTTTGGTTTAGCTGAGATAAACACCTTTCCATATTCAGGAGGATCATTATCTTCACCTCCCCAAACAGATATCGATTCTGCAGTTGAGTTTGAACGAACTAATGTTTTATAGTCATCAGTTGTAACAGCTCTGTTTTGTGAAAGAAATTGGAGAGGAGCATTTGATCGAATGCTTTCCATTGTTTCTTTACTACCTCCACCTGAAGATGATGAAGAATTTTCAGTAGTAATCGTAGGAGTTGAAGCATTAAACAATGTATCACTTGTAGTAAATACTGATAGTCCGTTTGCTGCAGCACCTTTTGTCGAAAGGTATTTGATTTGAACAACTGCGCCTGGAAGTGGTTTCTTACCAAGTACACCATCACCGAAGGAAATCTCGAAGCGGCCATTTGGATTTTCGTTAATGAAGTAAACTGTTGAGTTACCGTCAATTCCAGGAAGTTCAGAAAATTGAGTATAGATTTCTTTTTGAGTCGACGAAGCAGAATCAAATACACTCACAACAATCTTTGAACGATCAACGGAAGCATCTGGAATTTCAAACTTAAGATTTGTTACTTTATCATCAAAGAGGTATTCTTTAGTTTTGATCGTACCTTGATATACAGTAAATTTTTCAGGATCGGATGCTTCTTCAAATGTAACAAAGGTATATTTTTCGTTGTTTAAAGTGTCGGTGCTTGTAAATGTTGTACCTTCTGGAATGGTAGTAACAGCAGCATCTAAGTTAGATAATTCTAAGGTGACAGAAGCCGCAGAAAAACTTTTTGGTGTATATCCTAATGATTTTGCCCGGGCGACAACATTCTTACGAAGCTGAGCTGAAGAGATGAATGTTTCGTTAGCAGCAAGGTGTGCAAGTACAGCATTATAATGTGTATTGTGCGCAAGGATATCAAGAATTAAATTAAGACCTGAACCATCAAAATCAAAATCTTTAAATGGACCCTCGGTGCGTTTGTAGTATTCTTTGATTTCATCTTTAATTGCATCGAAATCAAGTTCAGTAATATTGAATTGTTTGATAGGCATGGTCTTTTATCTGATTCTGTCAAGGTAGAATGATACCTCGGTATTTGTGTTTGTGTTCCTAATTTGAAAAACGATTGTTGCAAGAAGTCGATTGTATTCTTGATCTAATTCAATTTCAACTTTTGGATTTGTGACTCGTGGTTCATGAGAGCGAATGACACGCAAGATTTCATCACGTATTGCTAAAGCAGTAAATTGGTCAGCATTTTCGAAAAGATAGAATGTTACATTACATCCAAGTTCAGGGTGAAATGGTCTATCAGAAAAATTACTTAAAACAAGTATTTTAACGGCCTGACGAATTGCTTGGACGTCCGTGATTGGTCTGATATCTTTTGTATTTGGATGGGCAATAAAATCTAAAGGTAAGTCTGCAAAAAGATCAGACGGCCCGCCTGCAAAAACACTTGGTGCTTTTTCGTTAACATTATAGTCTGATCTCAATGCCATAATACTATTTATATCAAAATCACACCACTAATTGCAGGAAGGTTACCTTCTCTTAATATTAATTCTTCATAAAGACGAATACCTTCTTTCACGTTTACCTTTGGATCAAAAAGCTTTTGAGGATCAATTCCAGGGCAGGTCAATGGATTGATACTAAACAGCCCGACGCGTTTGACTTCTACCAAATTGCCTGTTGAGGAATAGGTTCTTACGGTTGTCTCGAAGTTTGCATTAAGTTTTGATGACTTCTTCATAAGAGATATAAAGTAGTTTGCATATTCTTCAGGATGACCTCCATTAACTTTAAGTGTTGTGGCATTTCCAGGAACGTATTTGTTAAGCTTCGAAGTACGGACGACTTCTTCAATTTCTTTTCGAAGAAATTTTTCGCGAACAATGCCATTCACGTCTGGTTTAAGATAGATTGCTTTCATATAATAATTATTCGATATGTTTAATTTAATTCGCGTCGTATAAACTTATTAGCCATCCTGGCGCGCCGCTGCGAGAGTCGCCATTACCCCAAACTGCGGCAGGTGAAATATTAGATGGGGTAATATCAAGGTGGACAGCAGTACCTCCCATATATACTGTCCCTGCTCCGACTGATGTAATACCATTCTTTAATAGTGATACGATTATATCGCTTAATTCTTTTCTATCTCGAGCATTCACATTAGCACTTTTTGCACCTAATAGCCGGCCGTTTTTGTTACGAATCTTAACATCAGCGGCGTATCCATTATCATGTCGATGGGAACCAGTCCTGCCGCCTCCGCCATATTTCCCAAGGATACCATTAACCGGCTGGCCTCCGGAAGTTATTTCAAACGAGCATCCGAGTTCTGATGCAGTCGCTTCAAGCATGCCGAATAAATCTGCCCTAATAGGCTGATTGCGGATTTTTGATTTAAAACCTTTTGTATAGAATACCTTACCTGAATTCGATTTAATAAACTCGCGAGGGTGAGGAGGTGTAGATATATCAGGACCTGGATCTACTCCACTTACATTTAATCTTTCAAATACACGGCGGGCGACCGGCTCACCTGTTGGTTCTTCGTAATGTGCAGTAAAGCCGACATGATTAAATTCGCCTTCTTCAATTATTTCTTTTGTTAATATATTTTCAGATATATATTTCTCGTATTCTTTTACAAATTTTTGAATAACATCATCATCTTCCTTTCTCCATATAACTGGCGTACCGTCGGGATCACCGACGTTACCTCCAATAGGGTAATCTTTATAGTACCCTCTTTCTTCGAGGCCGTACCATAGTTTCGAAACATCGCCTCCGACTGGAATTGGAGAATAGTCTTTTAATATTCGCTTTCCAACATGCGATAATGCATTAGAAACAAACACGCTGATTTGTTGATGTAGGTTATTGACAAGTAGTGCTCTCTTAAATTCAAGGACAAGAGGAGTACCTATTCGATTGTATTCTTGCAAATCACTAGGAGGGACCGGTGATTTATTATTTTTTAACTTTCTAACTTTCTGCGCTAAAGGTGATTTAAGGAATTCTTCGAGGTTACTAGTAATAATAGGAAAATCATAAGAATATTGGGCCCATGGATACTTAGCTCTTAAATCTGCAGTCCTCGTAACATCCATCTTAGAAGTGAGCATTGCACGATATTTGAGATAATCACCATCATTCCAACCGATATTCAATGCTGCAGGAGCTGTAACGTAATCTTCTTTATAAGGAGAAAATCCACCAGTCGATGACTCAACCATATCAATATCTGGAGGACTAGGAACGTCATTTTTCTTCACCAAATTACCATCCTCAT